GCTCTGTGTAGCTGACGCCTGTCAGCCCACTTAGTAGCCAGCCCCCCGGAGGGGCGCGACACACGGCCGAAGCCCGTCACAACGCTGGTTTTCAGTGAGCCAACAGGCTCGCGATTGTACCTACCCCGGCGGTAGTAACAATACACAGTCGTCCGCCCTACAGCTCTGGTAGCTGCCCCGCGACGACCTACATTCTCTTCTGCCTAAGCCTCCTAGATTAAGGGAATTCCACCCCCTATCCTCGGGTGCGACGAGCGCTAACAGGTTCGGGACCATTACCCCCCGAACTTCCTTCCAGTCGAAACTGGTAGCCATGGATTCTGGCTCTTACGTTTTGAACAGGATTACGACCTCGTCTTCGGGTAGCCTGCCTCCGCCCAACCCCGACGGGGAAGGAAAGGGTAGCTTAGGCCCAGTTTGAATTTCAGCCGCGAACGACCAGAAACGATGTGGGAACCACGGATCCCATCGCTAGAAGTCCAGTGCTCCGTTCTCTAAGAGAATGAAGCCCCTATCCCAGTTCGCACGGAACTGTTCAAGGCCTTCTAGCCCTCTCGATTCCTCGTCAGACATAAACCCGGCCGGAACCAAGCACATGTCCCCCCCCTTTCCGCAAAGAGGGGATAACTTTGGCCTCCCTGAGCCAACAAAACTCAGGTAAGACTTACAGGGCTGGGCCCTGTACCGGTAACTCCGACGTACTTTCCCGCAGGACGGAGAAAATACGTCTCTCTTCGCACCTCCCCAGCGCCCGTGTCTCCACATGACAACACGCAAGGCTTCTGCCTCCACGGGCGTAGGATCCCTTCCAGTGATCCTATCCAGCTCCTCAGGGAACACAACATCATCTGATGGTTCAGGCAAGGGCGTCCAGAAACGACGCACCCTGAGGCCCCTCTCTCTCTTATAAGAAGGGTAGGTCGTGTGACCAAGCTGGCTGGGGAGGAAGCCCCAACGGCGACCGATTCGACACCTCTGAAAGGCGTCCACAAACCTGGGAGAAACAGTGACGGCTCTCGCCATATGCATCATCCCGGGGAAATCGGCCACCGCTCCCCCTCTCCTGAGGTGACGTATCTCGCGCCACCTCCCTCCACTCCTTAAGAAAACGGTCGAGTTGAGCTCGGCCACGTTTCTAGCACGAATTGTTTTATCAGCGTTGAGTCGGTACCCAGGAGGGTAGTCCTGCACGCCGATATCTCGTCCGGCAGAAATGACAGTGTCATCACCGTTAACGAGAAATCGTGCTCCCACTTGGTCACGTGCGGCCCAGGAGGCCGCACAGTAACTGTGGATGCAGAGTAGAGGGAAGGAGAGGTAGGCTCCCATCATCTGTCCATGGCTCACTCTAGAGACCCCGCCACGAACATCCTTAAAAAAAGGATGCAGAGAACTCTTAGCGAACGCCCTAAGAGTACGTGGTATCTTCACAGAAGTGAAGAACAAGCCGTCTAGAATGGTCTGGGAAACCCTAAGGTCCAGACCGTCAGTTGCCGCCACCAGATCCACCGAAGTCTGGTGGTCGTTCACAAGGACAGATGCCATCTTTTCTTCGGTCGGAGGACCGCAAAGTAACCAATCCTGCTTAGCTAAATGTGAATACAATAGCTTATGCAATGGCGCAAGTAGCTCGACAGACTCATCAAAAATGAGCATCGGCCTGGTCTTGCCCGCGGAAAGGATATCTTTGTACCGCCCAGAGAGCGTGTGAGGAACGACCTCACTCTCTGATGTAGTAGCGGTAAAGAACTCATCTCGTCGTCCAGCCCAAAGGGCATCAGCACGGCCTTTACAGGCGCGAGAGGACGGGTTCGGAACATGATTCCCGACGAAGGAATGGTAGTTCCGATCCCATCCAGGACGAAAGATGCCGGCTACAACACGTCTGACGTGTGAGATGTAGTCCGGAGATGGGGGAGGGGGTTGAGAGCGCGCGGTCGCTTCCCATTGGGACCGCGCGGAGGGAGTGTGTAGACGGCAACTTTTCGGCAAGTTCCGTTTTATTGAGGCACAGCCATGGGCCAAAGCCCACCTGTCCCTTCTACACAACCTTTGTAGTGAACAAAGGCCGTTTTCCCCACAACGCTGGCGTCGCGGGAAGGCTACAGAGGTCCGCTCCTTACCCTGTAGCAAGAGGAATGAGAGGAAACGAGAGAGATCACCAGGGCCACAGTCCGGTAGCTCGGAGTACGGTAAACCGTACCCGACCCGAAGCAACTGTAACCCATTGTGGATCGTTTCCTTAGTGAGGCGAGTGCTTTTTACACACTCGCCACACCGTTTAACCGTAGAACCACTGGTGGGATTATCTACGGAGCGCGTAACGTGCGCCACGCGGCTACTGCTGCGCTGGAAGGCGAACTTACGCAGAGCTGAATTCGGCATGGACCAAGAATTCAGCGTTTCCTTTAG